CATTCCAACAAGAATATATGGCCACTTTCAATACGTATGCTGGCGTTGTTTATTATAATTTTGATTTCAAAGGCACTGTTAGGCGTTTACAAAATCCTGAGACTGGTATCATACACATTGGTCAAGACTTCAACTTTCTTCCACAATCTGCTGTGGTTGCGCAGGTAGATAGATCAGGCATACATATTTTTGATGAAATAAGAATGATGGGCAGTTCTACAGACGATGTTGTAGAAGAAATAAAATACAGGTATCCAAATTCAAAAGTAGTTGTCTATCCAGATCCTGCCGGACGCCAACGCAAGACAAGCGCAGGTGGCAAAACAGATCTAAGCATATTAGTAAATGCAGGATTTGACGTAAAGGTTAGAAATTCACATACCGCAGTAAGAGATAGAATAAATGCTGTCAATGCACTTCTAAAAAGTGCTCAAGGACAGCGTAGATTATTTGTAGATCCTAGATGTAAACACACAATAGAAAGTCTGCAGAGATTAACATATATCGAAGGAACACATCAAGTTGACAAAACCTCCGGACTGGACCATATGGCGGATTCGGTAGGATATCTTGTTGATTATTTGTTCCCAATAAGAAAACACATAGAAGAACAAGAGCCGCAACGCTGGAGCTTTGGCGGCAAAAGGAGTTGGTAAAACATGGCTAGCAAAAATGCACACCTAATGAACAGTCATCCTCAATGGAAAGAAATGATTAAACGCTGGCAGTTTTTAATCAACTCTTACATGGGTGGCGAAGCATACAAAGAAGGCGAATACCTTGCTCCATATATGATGGAGAATAGAGAAGATTATGAAACACGTTTAGACAACACTCCGCTAGACAATCATGTTCGTGCAGTTGTTGCTGTCTACAACAGTTTTTTGTTTAGAAATCCACCCAAAAGAGAAATGGGATCTATAGCAACAGATCCAGGCATAATTGCATTCTTAGATGACACAGATCTTGAAGGTAGAAGCTTTGATGCTGTGATGAGAGACGTGTCTACATATTCTAGTATCTATGGACATATATGGGTAATAATTGACAAACCACAAAGCGTGGCATTTACCCGTGCTGAAGAATTGTCACAAGGTGTGCGTCCATATATGAGCATATACACACCTGAAAATGTTGTAGATTGGCAATATATGCGAGCAATGAACGGCGCATACTACCTTACGTATCTAAAAGTTTATGAGGGCCATGCAGCAGGCTATGATACTTTTAGAATTTATACCCCGGAGGTAATCCAAGTTGTTCGCATAGAAAGTGACGCACGAGATCCTAGTGTAGAGGTAATCCAAGAAATGCCTAATGCACTAGGTGAAGTGCCTGCGGTTTGTGTTTACAGCCAGCGTTCTCCAATTAGAGGCATAGGTGTTAGTGACGTAGCAGACGTGGCCGATATGCAGCGCAGCATATACAACGAACTATCAGAACTTGAACAATTAGAAAGATTAACCAATCATCCTAGCCTAGTAAAACAGCAAAGCACTCAAGCAAGTGCAGGTGCAGGTTCAATTATACAAGTGCCAGAGGATCCAGGTCCAGACTATGTAAAACCATATCTGCTACAGCCAAGTGGTGCAAGCATGGAAGGATTGTTAAGTTCTATCAACAAAAAAGTTGAAGCAATTGACAGAATGAGCCACATGGGTGGTATCCGTAGTATAGAAAGCAGACGCCTTTCCGGTGTGGCACTTGCTACAGAATTCCAGTTGCTGAATGCAAGACTTGCTGAAAAAGCAGACAACCTAGAAATAGCAGAAGAACAGATTTGGCGTTTATATGCTAAATGGCAAGGCACTGTTTGGAATGGCACAATAAAATATCCAGACAGTTTCAACATACAAGACAAATACAATGACATGGTAATGCTGAAAACTGCCAAAGACGCAGGTGTTGAAGATCCAGTATTGCGTTCAGAAATTGAAGATCAAATGTTGCGTATACTTGTAGAAGAAGAACGCTATGAAGAAATAAAGGCACAGCCACCCAAAGATGTAATCACACACGCACCTGTCACAAGCGCAGATGACCTAGTTTCACACCTGCGTGATATGGTTAGCGTAGGTTATACAAATGAAGAAATACTAGGACTACATCCAGAATTAGCAACACTGTTTGGAGGAACAAATGGAACCGTCGGTTGAAGATCTAATCAAAGAATTCAAATACAAAATACAACCTAGTGATACGCATGAAGAATTGTTGCGTGAAATGACTGCCTATTACAAAGAAAATGAAAAGTGGTTAACCAAGCGCAATGTAAGTGCAAGCATCAGAGCAAGAAAACATCTTATGCGAGCATATACCCTATGCAGAGAAAGACGCATAGAAATTATAGAAGAACGTAAGGATGATTAACAATGAAACAATTTGAAGATCTTGACAAACGTCTTGCATTGCTAGAACAAAAATTAGATTTGGTTTTAGAAAATCATTTAGCGCATATGGAAAAAGACATGCGTATGATCAAAGGATTTCTTGGCGCAGTAGGCCTAGCAGTATTTGTTCAACTGTTGGCTGTGTTATCTGGAGTTATCTAATGCCAGTTAGGCGTGTGCAAGGAGGGTATAGATGGGGCACTAGCGGTCGTGTCTATAAAACAAGAGCAGCAGCTGAAAAACAGGGGAGGGCTATATCAATGGCTATGAAAAAGAAAAAAAGCAAAAAACGTGGTGGTCGCAGAGGTGGCAGATAAAGGTCGTTTTTGGCTTGTTTTTAGGCAATATAAATAAATAAAATTGTCCACTGCGAATGCAGGTTAATTTACGGTTGGACTTCTATACCATAACTAGGAGGCAAAATGGAAAACGAAAACGTGGAAACTGAGAACCCCGCTGTTGAACAAAACGTAGCAACAGAAAACCAGGAGCAACAGGAATCAAAAGCATTTTCTCAAGAAGATGTAGATAGGATTCTAAAGGATAGGCTAGATCGCGAACGCAAGCGATTTGAAAAGAAATTTGCGGATGTTGATGTAGACAAGTATCGTGAGTTGATGGATCGTGAAGAAAATTCACGTATCGAAGAACAAAAGAAGCGCGGTGAATTTGAAAAAATACTTTCTGAAACCGTGCAGAAAAAAGATCAACAGATCAATGAAATACGTCAGCAACTACACTCAATCAAAGTTGAAGGCAGTCTGTTAAATGCAGCAAGTGCTAAACGTGCAGTTAATCCACAGCAAGTGGTATCACTTCTAAATAACCAAATACGCTTAGGCGACACAGGTGATGCAGAAGTAATTGACACAAATGGCCAGGTGCGTTACACAGATCAAGGCACAGCAATGACAGCGGATCAGTTGGTAGAAGAATTTTTATCGGCCAATCCACATTTTGTTAGTGCAGGCCCAAGCGGCAGCGGAGCGCAGAGTTCAGTAGCCAATGCAACCAAAGTTGGAAGTGTAGATCTTAGTAGCCTAGACATGAATAATCCTGAGGATCGCAAGATCTACAAGGATGCAATGAAGAAAAAAGGTATTCGAATTTAAAGGAGAGCTATTATGGCTAACGAAACAACCGCAACAACACTAGGTGCTCTGTTTTCAGACGTTCAACAGGCAGCACTTTTCACCATGCAAGAGCGTGGATTTATGCGTCCATTGGTTAGAAACTTCAACCTAGTTGGACAACCAGGCAAGCAAGCAAAAGTTGGTATCTATCCAACACTTGCAACTTCAGCACTAGTAAGTGGCGAAGGCACAGACGCAACTAACAATGCAATCACTGCAACAGAAAAAACATTCGACGCAGACGAAGTAGCAGCATTGGTAACACTAACTGACACAGCACGTGATTCAGCAGACGACGACACAGCAGCAAGCATTGGTCGTATCTTAGGTGAAACACTTGCTCGCAAAGTTGACGAAGATATCGCAGCTCTATTCTCAGGTTTCTCAAACACAATTGGTTTGACAACACAAGCAGAACTAACAGCTGACACAATCTTCCAAGCTGTGGCAACACTACGTGGCAACTCAGTAATGGGTCCATATGTAGGCGTTTTCCACCCAAGTCAAATGTATAACTTGAAGAAGCAACTTGCAAACGCAGGTAATGCAAATGTTCCAAGCCTATCAGACGTAGGTAATGCAGCATTGGCAGAAGGCTTTGTTGGTCGTATCGCAGGTGTTGATCTATATGAATCAGCAGTTGTAACAGGTGACTCAGCAGGTAACTTCGTAGGCACAGTTATGCATTCAGATGCGATTGCATATGCACTTAAGAAAGACATCACACTTGAAACACAGCGTGACGCTTCTTTGAGAGCGACAGAGATTGTTGCTTCAATGACATATGCAGTAGGTGAACTACAAGACGCACATGGCGTTGCAATCTACTCAGACGCAAACATCGACTAATAACATTCGATCACTGAAAAAGGGCTCTTTTGGGGGCCCTTTTTTTATTTGTAATAAATACACACGACAGAGAAGGACTCTGCAACAACCCTACTGAAGGACAGAAGGAGGCCTAGATGGCTTTTGCAACAATAGACGATGTGCTCGAATACGAGCCTCAGATACAAGATTATGGCATCTATGATTTCGATGATGCACTCACCAAAGCCCAAGCAGACGTAGAACGTTACCTTAGAATACATTGGTGGCCAACTCAACAAATTGGTAAATTTGACATAACCATTATTGGTTTAAATGCAGAAATGAATTCAGATCTGCTTACAGAAAGCCAATTGACCAGAGCCACAGTATTTGCAGCATTGGCATATTACATCTATCCTAAACTCAGTAAATTTGAACCAGACCTTGATGTATTTCAAGTGAAAATGGATTATTACAAGGGTCGCTTTGCAGAAGAGATTGACCTAGTAATTCGTGATGGCGTTGAATACGACATTGACAACGATGGAACAATAACAGATGTAGAAAAAGAGCCAAGCTATTTCCTACGCTTGCAAAGGTAAAAAATGAGTAGTATCAGAGAAGATTTTGCAAAAGACATTGTTGAAACTCTAAAGAATATGGTAGATCCACAACCAGTTCTAGTTACACGTGAGCCTTTTGATGTTGAAAAATTAGCAATCACACAATTTCCAGCAATACTAGTAGTCACAGGCAATGAGGAGCGTGAGGACTATTCAATGCCTCTTAGACAAGGACAGATTATCTATACAATTAGAGGTTTTGTTAGAGGTGGCGCAGAACTAGATCGTCAAAAAAATGATTTGATTGAAAGGGTTGAAGAATCACTAGAAGTAGATCCTTTTAGAGGCACAGGCAACAAAAATGTCAGAACAGAAGTTTCGTCTATCGAAGTTATTGATAGACTACAGCCACTCGGTGAAGTGGCTATAACGGTGCAAGTCCGTTATCTTTTTAACAAGGGGACGTTATGATGACTAAAGTTAAAGTAACCAAAGACGGTGTTACTCAAGAAATCAAGCACCGTTATCTACAGAATTTTCTTGACCGCGGCTGGACCGTCGAGGGTGAGAAAAAATCAGCAGTCAATTACAAAATTGAAGCCACTGCTGATGTCATAGAGGAGGATGATCCTCTAGAAATAGAAGAGGATGACGACAATTCCTCTATGCCAGAAGATGATGAAGGAGAAGACTAATGGCTACATATGAAGGTTCTTCAGGAACTGTAAAAGTAGATGTCGCAGCCACAGGTTCACCAGTAGCAGTGGCATCTGTCCGTGCATGGAGCATGGATATCACACGCGATACTGTTGAAGACACAAGCATGTCAAGTGGCGGTGTTAGAACTTACAAGAAAGGTTTACAAACTTTCGCAGGTTCTATGGACATCGTTTATAGTGATTCAGAAAATGCACTTGTTTCAAGCGCACTGAATCCAGACACTGATGATGCGGTAACTGTGCAACTATACAGCGACAGCAACACTGAAACAACAAAGTTTGAAGGTGGTGTTATCGTAACATCTTACTCAATCTCAGCAAGCTATGATGGTTTGACAGAGGTTAGTGTAAGTTTCCAAGGCACTGGTGCTATCACAACAGCGAGTATCTAAGATGCGAATGACGGTAGAGGGTGTTTCTGAACTAAAGAAATTGCTTAAAAAAATCGCCGATGAGGAGATTGAAGCAATTGGAGACGAATATCAATCACAGGTTCGTCGCCGCACCCCTATCGACACTGGTCGTGCTAGACGCGGCTGGCAAAAACGCACAAAAGAAATTCGCAATGAAGTGCCCTACATTCGCAGATTGGAAAATGGTTATTCAGCACAAGCTCCTCGAGGGTTTGTCAAGCAATCTGTGACTGCTACAATTAACAAAAGGAAAACCAAATGAGTGAAGTTAAGAAAAAGCCCGACGTATTAAA